CACTATACTATTCTTCCCATCTAAACTTATGCATGGTGTGTATCCATTTTACAACTGTGATGATGAAAGAATTTCTGTATCAGGTAATATAGCGATAAAGACAAACTAAATACTTGCATGGCAAACAAAATAGACACCGAGCCTCTCCTCGATGGAGAAGGTGTAGGTGCAGTACCTATTGGTAAAACCAACGCAGGATTCTTATACGAGAGTAGTCTCATTAAATCTCTAAGGAATCAAGGATTTACTGTGTCTGACCCTGCGGGTGCTGACTCTGCTAAAGCTGACCTTGAGTTAACAAAGGGAGCTAAGACAATTAAGTTTGAATTAAAGGAAAAGTTATCTGCTGACTTTTCTCAAATGAATTTTGATTTTGATACTACTCGTAGAGAATTTTATATTGATAAGACTAAACCATCAGCGCAGAAAGATGCAGCCAAAGTTATGATAGGTATTGCAGAGCAATATAGTATTATCCCAAAAGCAAATGCTCATTGGAAACCTAAAAAGAATATGCCTGCTAAGTTTACGTTGAAACCCAACTCAACACTTAAGGAACGTATGGTAGGATACAATCTAGACCAAAAAAGATTTAAAGATAAGTATCTAGGACAAGGATTCGGACCTGCGCAGGAGGTTGAAAAGTATTACAACGCAAAAGATACTTATTATATACAGATAAAAGGAAAGGGTTTATATTATATGGGTAAAGACCCTGAGAAATATGGATGTCCTCGTTTTTCTGAATCTTGTGCTGACAGTAATATTAGAATTCGTATCAAAACTAACTCAGCATCTAAAGGTGCATGGTCATTCTTAATGGCACTTAAGATTAGTAGACTCAGACCAAGTCCTATAAATCTAGACAAAGATGCGTCTTTCTTATAACCAGTTAAATAAGTGTCCACTACTCTTCCCATTTACCCCCACAGTATAGTATAATATAGTCATGGCAAAGAATACCCACCTTGAGCATTTAGAAGATGACATATTTAACTCTGGTTACAACGGTGCTACTAATAGTATTAATTTTCTTGTAGGTTTACGAGACATGTTGACCACAGGTAAAGGTGGTAACAATACAAAGGTAACAGTTAAGTGGGATGGTGCTCCTGCTATAGTTTGTGGCAGAGACCCAGAGACAGGAGACTTTTTCGTAGGTAATAAGTCTGTATTTAATAAGTCGACACCTAAGATTTGTTACACTGATGGTTTCATAGATGAGTATTATCCTGACAGTGGACTTAACAAGATACTTAAGGATTGTTTAAAATATTTGATGAGACTACCTATATCAGGTGTCATACAAGGAGACTTACTCTATGAGAAGAGACCTCCCATTGTCACTATGAAAGGTAAAAGATGTTATATTTTCAAACCAAATACTATTTCATACTGTGTAGAGGTAGACTCTGACATGGGTAGACAGATAGCAAAGAGTGAAATAGGTATTGTATTTCATACTAGATACAGTGGGTCAAGCATAGATTCAATGTCAGCAGGGTTTGGTGTCAATGTCAAACCATTACAAGGTGTAGACAGTGTGGCAGTATTCTCCTCAGAGTTTACTAATGTAAATGGTATGGCAAACCTATCTCCTGCAGAGTTGTCTAAGATAAACTTAACCATAGCATCTGCTAAACGTAATCTTACTGGTGGACGTAAGTTTCTTAATACTATCAATAAAGAGACAGGGTCATTTGCTTACAATGCATTGTTTAAAATGTATTTCAACCAAGTAATACGCTCAGGAAAGATACCAACTAACTCTTCTGCCATGGCAAAAGGGTATATTTCTTTTGTAGATGCACGTTTTAAGGCAGAAATTGCTAAGAAAAAGACTGAAAAAGCACAGAAACAATGGTCTGACAGAGCTGATAAGGCTCTTGCTTATCTAAATAGTAATAAGTCTGTCATGTATTCCGCACTTAGCGGTTTCAAAGACCTTATGACTGCTAAACAGCAAATCATAAATAAACTGAAGAAGATAGAAGGTGTCGGCACTTTCTTAGAAGATGAAAATGGTTACAAGGTAACCAGTCCAGAAGGTTTTGTTGCTATTAAAGATGGCAATGCACTTAAACTGGTCGATAGATTAGAATTTTCTAGAGCAAACTTCACCGTCGCTAAAGATTGGGGCAAATGAATTTTTTAGAATTTATAACTGAGGCAGCAAAGAGTGCGTCTCAACAAAACAAACCTAAGAAACCCACGACAAGTCAAAAAGGTCAGAAGACTTCTGGTAACCTAGAGGACAAGCATGTTGCTATTACTTTTGGTCGCTTTAACCCTCCTCACGCTGGCCATGGCAAGTTACTTGATGCTGTCAAAGCGCACGGAGGCGACTCGGGAAACTATAGAATCTACCCATCCCGTAGTCAGGATCACAAAAAGAATCCGTTATCCGCACAACAAAAAGTAGACCACATGAGGAAGTTATTTCCCTCACACAAGGACAAGATTCAAAACAATGAAGCACATAGAAATATATTTGATGTAATGCGTGACCTACATGACGAGGGTCATGAGCACGTAACAATGGTGGTAGGAGACGATAGAGTAAAAGAGTTTGAGAAGTTGACTAACAAATATAATGGAGTGCATTATAACTTTAAGACTATCAATATTAAATCAGCAGGGGCAAGAGACCCTAAGAGTGAAGACCCTATAGAAAAGTTGTCAGCATCTGGAATGCGTAAGCATGCTAGTGGTGATGACCATGATTCATTCCATGCAGGCATGCCTAAGGGTGTCTCTGCAAAGCATTCTAAACAGATGATGGCGGATGTGAAGACAGGAATGACACCACCTCCTAAGAAGACGAAGACCAAGAAGTCAATCAAAGAGTTGACACTCTGGGAGTATGCACCTAAGTTAGATGCAGATTCGTTTAGAGATTTCTATATGCTAAACCATATCTTTAAGGTAGGTGCTATAGTAGAGCACGATGACACTGGACTAATAGGAAAGGTTGTCCATCGTGGCACTAATCATGTCGTATTCCAAATGCCAGATGGCAATGAGGAAAAGGTATGGTTAAAGAATATAACTGAAGTGGAAGACCCACGTGCTGCATGGGCACGTGCTGCTGATACCACCAAACTCCAAAACAATTACTCTGCTGATGATGGCAGTGGTAATGACTGGAAGGCAGGTACAGACAACTATAGAATGGCATTACAAGCAATGACTCCAGGGCAATCTGTAGTCAGTTTTACAGATTTTCAACAACGCATTAGAAAGTCTGCTAATACTAAATAAAAACAGTAAGACCAATCAGGTGTTATAAAAATGAAACTAGAAATGTTAGTGTCTGCTGCTCTCATGGACTATTCTCCAACCGAGCAGTCATATATTCTTAAGGCGGTTGAGGAAGATAAACTTCCTGATACACAACGTCTCCACGATGGTGTAATGAAAGTCATGGAAGTCCTTGACACATTTGAGCCAGTGGTAGAAGGGTATGCAGGCTTCGACGTAGACAGAGATACTGTCAAGAAAAAGAAAGCAGAGCATAAGGATGACCGTAACATAGGTCGTGTTGTATCCTCAGGAGGAAACTCCATGCTCATCACAGGACGTAAGGCTGATGGTCGTTACATTGTTGTCGGAAAGAAAGGAGAGAAGACAGCAAAAGAGGCAGGCGATTTAGGTGTAACTGCTAAGGAAAGTGTAGTAGGTGTAGACATTGATGAAGTACATCAACTCATGTTAGAAGGACTTAAGCAGGCACGCAAAAACGTTGGTGCATCTACATGTTGGAAAGGTTATAAGGCATCTGGCACTAAGATGAAGGGTGGAAAACAAGTCCCTAATTGTGTCAAAGAAGATGAGAAACCTTCTGACTTTATAAATAAATTGTCTAAGTCGGGATTATTTTCCGATGCGGAGTTGGAAAAAATGGGAGAGATAAACTAAAATGAAACCCTCCAACCCAGGTGAAAAGTCTTTTCTTACTACTAAGAAGAAAGGAAACGTTGTTATTAACCCTAAGAAGGAAGACCTCATGAAAGAAACCAAACTAGACGAAAAGAAACTTGACCCAGTAGGTAAGGAAGATAAGGACATCGATAACGACGGTGACCATGATAAGTCTGACAGATACCTATTGAATCGTCGTAAGGTCAGGAGTAAAGTAATTAAGATGAAGGAAGCAGCACATGACGCATTGCGTTCTAAACGTGCGAAGAGTCCTAAAGGAGAAGGAGCAGTGGATACAGCACCAGATGAGTCAAACGTAGGAGAAGAGACACTTCATGAAATCTCTGCTGACACAGGATTAGCAGCATCCAGAGCTGCAGACCAGAAGAGAGCACAACTTGCAAAGGCAGGAGATAAAGAAGGTGCTGCGGGTAAAGCTGCTCAGGCAAAGCGTCTTTATGATGCACAAGCAAAGAAGAGATTGAAAGAGACAGAAGATAGAATCAAAGAAAGAATGATACAGTTTACTAAAGACCATGACAACCAAATGGCAGGAAAACAGCCTATATAATTTACATTGAATTTTAATCATGCTATCATTCCTACTACCATTTGCATCTAAAATTGTATCAGATGCAGTAAACAAAATCCCAGACGATTCTGAGTTGGGAGAGAAACTAATCGACTTATGTCTAGTCATTCTAGGTAAGGCAGTTAAACTTACTAAGACAGACATGGACGACAAGCTATTGGAGACAGTTAAGTCTGCACTAGCAACTAGAGAGTAATTCTTATAAATAACTTATAGGAAAAAATTATTAGAGAAACTAATGTCTATTTTAGGTACTATAGACGCTTCCACCTTTGGCAATAACGTAGGTGTCACTAATGGTGACGCAACAGTTACGAAGAATGCTGCTGATTCCGTCGATGTTGGCGATATCTTGGTGCTTAATAGCGTTAACTACATTGTAAGAGAAGTTACATCAACCACTGCAATCGAATTGCATACAACATATGCAGGCAGCACAAACTCAGGTTTGTCTGGTGCTATCAGACGTACTGCTCCTAAGGCAGTCGCTGAGTTTGTAGTTAAGGGTGGAGATAGTAACTCTTATGAGTTGGTCTTCGTTGACACAACTGAGCAGAGCATTGCATCCAACAAGTCTAGAGGAATCACTGGACCTGGTTGGTGGCAGTATCGCACTTATCAGACACACAACGGTGACACCAAGCATAAAGCAGAATACATCGCACCAGCTAAGGCAACTGCAGGAAACGCAGGAGACATGGCTGATGACACACTAGCAGCAGATGTATTAGAGGTAATCACAGTTGGCACACAGCCAGCAGCATCTACATCTTCTAGTGGTGCAGGCACATTCGTTGCAGCAGCAACAGTAGACCAGTCAGGTACTATCACATACAAGTGGCAGAGACAGACAGCAAATGCAACTACTCGTTGGGTAGATGTAAGTGCTTCACTTGATACTGGTATCACATACGCTAACTTCACAACTGCAACTCTTGCATACAGTGGACTAGCAGGCACAACACTAAACGGATATAAGTATCGTTGCGTGATTAACTCAAGCAAAGGTGCAGTCCAAAAGTATACCGACGGAGCAGCAACTCTAACATTCGGTAGTTAGTAACTAAATTTTATAATGAGATTTGATGAACTAAATGAGAAAAACTATCTCATGTTCGCCATCAAGCATTACGATAACCCACAATCAGTTACCGTAGATGACTTCATGGAGGACATGAAGAAGTTTAAATATCTTAAAAGACTACTAAAGAGATACCTTAAGACAGGTGTGTTGAGAGTTAACTTGATTCTCAACCACCTTATTATTTTGTTTAATGTATTCGGTGAAGGGACTATCCCTTTACTCATGTATAAATTAGGTGAAGAATACTATTCAATCATAAAAACATTTCTTCTATACTTAAATAGAATAGACCCACAAAACAATACTGGAATATTCGCTAACATAAATATTGATAACGATGTGCTCGATTTACTCAACGCATTATGAATGAAGATGCACCTACAATGAGTGTCGGTAATGGAGGTTTCACTGGAAGTGCTGCCCCCACAGGTCCTAATGCAGGATTTGACCCACTTATGAGTGCTAAGGTGAAGCGTAGAAAATATAAACCGAAAGGTCATGTGATTAAAAATATCGGCATAGGCGAAGCAGTTGAAGATAAGAGTGGTTACCTACCATTTAAAATATCATATGATGGAGCAGAATCATACGTACTATATTCCAAGTCCGAGTCAGCGTTGAAGATAGAATTGAGAAAGATGTATCGCCCTGAGAATTTTAAAAAGATTTCAGTCAAGCGTTTATATCCAAACGAAGTGATTAAGTTTTATTGGGATAAGAGACAAGCAGCACTAAGAGTTTGAGATGTCAGACATTAATACAGCGATAATAGAAAGACTCGAGCGAGTCGTTGAATCCCTACAGGAAAACTCTGTAAAGATGGGACAACTTCTTGCTGTCCATAATGAGAAACTAGATAAGCAAGACAAGATAGACGAAGTATTATTTGAAAAGATAGACAGATTGTCTGCTGATGTTAATAGAGAGACAGATGCTATAAAGAAAGGATGCGAGAGAGATATAAGAAAGGTAGATGATAGACT